GTCGCTTGCAATGCCGCAGAAACGGGCTTTCGGCTGTCATGCTCGAGGCATAGTTGTTATTGCTGGCATCTGCCGACACAAGCCATTCAGGCGCATTGTGACGATTGCCGGCCGATCGCAGTAGCGCCTGAAATACCTCGAGATGCCCGCTGATGGCGTTGGCTGTGGCGCCCGGCGGCGGGACAAAATTCATGCCCTTGGGGATGTCGACAAAGGTGCCGCTCTTGATCTGCTGGAAATCCGTCGCCCGCTGCGTGACCGGAGAATATTGCGCATAGTCAGTCTGGCTGTTCACAAATGAATCGACTTGAGAGAACGATGCCGCGTCATGCTGTCTCACGCCGGCGATCGCGGCCTGAACCGCCGAACCTTCGCCTAGGTTTGTTCGCAGCTTTGCCGCGGTTTGGAACGCCTCGAGCGTGTCGTAGGAAAAGTCAGACAAGCCCCGTTTAATGTTCCTTTTCGTGTTGACCTTTACATGCACGATCCGCTCCGCCGGCACTTCCTCCGTCGCCATGGGATTCGGCTCTTTTTCGCCCTCTCCGCCTGGTGCGATGTACGAAACCGCATACCCGATCACATTGCAGACATCATCGACATCGGTGCGAATGCCATACGAATAATCAAACAGCGACCCGCCCGGCGGCATGAATACCTGCTCGGGCTCGATCACCCGAACCATCAGCTTGCCATTCTCTTGCGGGAACATGCGCAAGAAGAATTCACCGTCTTCGCGGCTGCGCCAAAACAATTCCTGCTCTAGTTCCGTCCATGCGTTGTTTTCGCAAAAATCATCGATTACATCCTGCACCTTGACCATGATGCGGTCGGGCACATCCCTGTCGGGTTTGGCCACGACATCGTAACGAAAGCCCGATCCAATCACATAGCTGGTCAGTCCGTTGAGTAAGCCTTGCGCGTTAGGCGACATGGTTGTGACCATGCGGGCCTGCGCGCGAATCAGGCCGAGTTGCTGTTCCGAATACCAGAACGGGAAGTTCCCGCCATATCGGCGATCGGTCGGCTGAGTGATCGGATAGGCAAGGGCAAACCCGTCTTTGTAACGCGCCAAAAGATCAACATAGGCTGTTAGCCAGTAATCCGTATCGGCGTAGGATTCGGTCAGCTTTGCGGCCTTCTTCAGCCGATTAATTCGGATTTGTTCCTCGAGGTCTTTGCGCTGATCCTCCAAGCTCTTTTCGTTTTTCGTTTCGTTTTTGTTTTGTCCGAAACCAAAAAAACGAGACAACCATGATTCGCTCATGCCCTGATCCTCTTGACGGTTGGCGGGGCCGATCGGCTGTTGTATAGATCGATCATAACACGCAATGCCATTTCCATGGCGTCTGGCCCGTCATCATGCGTTGCGGACGGAAAATCGCGCAATTGCTCAACGATAATTTTGTTAGCCGGATTGCCTGCCCTGAATCGTATACTTTTCTGCGCTAAGTATGGTCCAAGTCTACGGATACGCACTTGCTTGTTTACCGTGTTCACTACCGTTCGGCACGGAATGGGAAGGCCGCGGCCGCGCGCTTTTTCCATGAGTTGAACGGCGATCAATTCCTGAAACTGGTTTGCCTCGATTGACACGATTTCAGAATTGAATTCACGATGGCGCTCTAAGATCAGGTCCACCAGCGTTTCAGTATTGCACCGGACCATATCGGCATCGATGTACAGCGTCCCATCGTTGCCCCTGCCCATGCGGATGATCGCAGAATAATCGCCTTGCCGGCTGTCCCTGCCCTTGGATGGATCGACCGCAATAATTCGATTGGCCAACTGAGGCCAATCACCTTCCCACCAGATATGCGGGCCGAAATGCTCAACAGGCCATTCGGCGCCCTCTTGGTCAACGAATTCTCCCTGAAGTTCCTGCAATGCCGTCCGGTCGGAATACTGCGATTCCAGCGAGTCAACGAATGCGGAATCAAGGAACGGATTCTCTCTGGTTTTGGCGCGGATCAATTCCGTTTCGGGCTTGCCGGTGGCAAATGTCTCGTAGGTCCAATGCCCGAGGCCCTTGGGTGTGAATGTTGCCGATAGCCAGCCTGGTTCACCCCGCTCTCGCAGGGTTGCGATCGCAACGCCGTAGGCATCGGCGTGCATCAAACTGGCCTCATCGAGCCAGACGCCGGATAGGTTAGGGCCGCGCAATCGTTCGGGATCGTCGGCTGATCGGAACAAGATTTCGGCACCGTTCGGCAGCGTGATCGCCGGCGGCTGACGCTTAACCATGTCGATGTCGTATGCGCCGAGTAACCTCAAAACATCGATCATCGTGCGCAACGACGAGTCGCTCAGCATCGGATAGGTCGGCGCCGCCACAAGAAACAATCGCCCGCGGCCCTCCGGTGATAGCGCCCGCTTGGCTAGGTCGTATGCGCCGATCCAAGATTTGCCGGCGCCGCGGCCGCCAACGAATCCTCTATACCGGGCCGGGGAGTGATGGAATTGATGCTGGGCTTGATGCAGCCTGACCGTTATCTGCTCGGTGCGTAATCTGGACATCGACGATTTCCTCCACTATCTGTCGGCGTATCGTCTCCGTCGCGTTGATCTCGTGCCGCTCGATATACCCTCGGGCCCGGCCTAATGTTTTCAAGACAAAACAAACCGCCCAGGCTTCGCCACTGCGCGCCGCCTTGAGTAGGGAATTTTCGGCGGCGTCGAGCATGCCTTCACGCGCGTCCCGCAATACCTGCTGGAGCGATGGATGGCGCTCAATCAAATCAATGACGGAATTGCGCGCCACATTGAATCGCCTGGCAACCGCCGAAATGTTTCCTTCCAACTCTTGAAGTGTTGCTGCAACTAACTGCGCATCCAGAATGGGCTTGCGTCCACTTATTTTCTTTTTTTTAGGTGTAGTTTTTCGTTTGGTCATCCGCCACCATCTCGATCAACATTCGGATATGTTCCGCCGCCTTGCGCAAATCCTCGACGCCATTTTTCCTTTGCCATCTCCACATATATTTCAATATATTTCCCCAATGATATCCCTTCATCATTTCGGGCCCCATCTGCGCCAATTGCGCATCCCGACAATCGATATTTGATTCATCAACCGGCAGGTAATGCGCCGGGTATACGGGATCGTCATTCATCGCCAAATTCCATCGTGTCGAGCCAGCATCGGTGATCCGCGCCCCGGTCGTTGTAGTGGCTGGCATGCCTGTCTCTTTTGTCTCCCGGGCTGATTGCCGAAAATCCATTTTGGACGCGCTGAATCATGATTTCCAGCTTCTCGATTGATCCAGGCGCGGCATCGGTCGGCTCGGCAAACGGCTTTCCTCCATATAGTTCGGGCGCAATAACCAAGGCGATGGTCTCAAATATCGATGGCGACATGGGCACTAATTCCGGCAGGATTTCCAGCCGGCCGGCCAGCGTCCGCATCGACATGCTAGGTTCAGGGTCCATCGATTTCGCTCACGATGACCTCGCAGTAAGCATCGTCCTTTCGATGATCCGGCGGCTGATATTCTATGATGACCCGCCGGACAATCTCACAATTATCGTCGGTGAGAATGCCCTCAAGGACCATGGCATCCAGAATACCTTTCGGGACATTGTCGATATCTCGATTCGCCCTCCATGACTTCCCGCCGTGAATGATTATCCTGACCTCGACGGGCCGAGACCATTCCGGCGCCTCGACTTCTTTTAGCCTGATCCTCGACTCCATGATCCATTTTGAATAATTTTGCGACCTGTGCATGCCGCCATGTCGCGACCGACGCCATATCTTGTTGACGCTTGGCGGAATCGTAAGAAAGAACGATATGGATTTCATACGCCAAACAAATCTCGCAAAATCTCTTTTAATCTCTCGATTTCCGCGATCAATTCCTCCACGATTACCCGATTGGATGCGGTCATTTTTTGGGCCTTGGCCCTGATTTCATCAATCCGGTCCCAACTGATTCCGCTGGCATCGTCTGATTTCATTTGGCACCTCAATCGTCTTTTTCTTCCTCGCGCAGATTCTTCAACATTTCCTTGAATTCGTTGATCAGCCAAACGAGCGTTTTGCCCGCGTGCCTCATATCGCCGATGATTTCCGGCAACGATTCTTTTTCTCTCATGACCAACTGCGCCACCTGATGCGCCATGTGCATCAGCGTATGCT